ATGTTTAAACCGGAACTCCTTTCCCCGGCGGGAACGCTGAAAAATATGCGTTACGCTTTCGCCTATGGCGCAGATGCCGTCTATGCGGGCCAGCCGCGCTACTCGCTGCGCGTGCGCAATAACGAATTCAACCACGAGAATCTGCAGCGCGGCATTAATGAAGCCCATGAGCTAGGGAAAAAATTCTATGTGGTGGTCAACATCGCCCCGCACAATGCGAAGCTGAAAACCTTTATCCGCGATTTGAAGCCGGTGGTGGAAATGGGTCCGGATGCTCTGATCATGTCCGATCCGGGTCTTATCATGCTGGTACGTGAGAATTTCCCGGAAATGCCGATTCACCTCTCGGTCCAGGCCAACGCCGTGAACTGGGCGACGGTAAAATTCTGGCAATCGATGGGGCTGACCCGTGTGATTCTGTCGCGCGAACTGTCGCTGGAAGAGATTGAAGAGATCCGCAACCAGGTACCGGAGATGGAGATTGAGATCTTCGTTCACGGCGCACTGTGCATGGCCTATTCTGGTCGCTGCCTGCTTTCCGGTTACATCAATAAGCGCGACCCGAACCAGGGCACCTGTACCAACGCCTGCCGCTGGGAATATAACGTACAGGAAGGCAAAGAAGATGTGGTCGGTAATATCGTCCACAAATACGAGCCGATCCCGGTACAAAACGTGGAGCCGACGCTGGGTATCGGCGCGCCAACCGATAAAGTGTTTATGATTGAAGAGGCCCAGCGCCCGGGCGAATACATGACCGCGTTCGAAGACGAGCACGGCACTTACATCATGAACTCGAAAGATCTGCGTGCCATCGCCCACGTTGAGCGCCTGACGCAGATGGGCGTGCACTCGCTGAAAATTGAAGGCCGTACCAAATCTTTCTACTACTGCGCGCGTACCGCACAGGTTTATCGTAAAGCGATTGACGACGCCGCTGCCGGTAAGCCGTTTGATCCGCAGTTGTTGGAAACGCTGGAAGGTCTGGCGCACCGTGGTTACACCGAAGGTTTTCTGCGTCGCCACACCCATGACGATTATCAGAACTACGAATACGGTTACTCGGTATCCGAGCGTCAGCAGTTCGTGGGGGAGTTTACCGGTGAGCGCAATGGCGACCTCGCGGCCGTGGCAGTGAAAAATAAATTCTCCGTTGGCGACAGCCTGGAACTGATGACCCCACAGGGCAACGTGAACTTCACGTTAGCGCAGATGGAAAACGCCAAAGGCGAGCCAATGCCAGTGGCGCCGGGGGACGGTTATACCGTATGGATCCCTGTTCCACAGGATCTGATGCTGGATTATGCACTGTTAATGCGCAATTTTTCCGGCGAATCGACGCGAAATCCGCACGCTAAATAGTTAATCAGGGTTATTTTTTCACGCCAGGAGGAATCTTAGAAACCGATCACATACCGCTTCGTTCATTAAGGGTATTATCCGTTTCGCTGAAAAACATAACCCATAAATGCTAGCTGTACCAGGAACCACCTCCTTAGCCTGCGTAATCTCCCTTACGCGGGCTTATTTTTTTGTTTTAACACAATGAAATAAAAGGATTTATTTCAGGTCACGTCCACACATTGACCACATCGATACGAGAAGCCCCGCACATGCGGGGCTTTGTGTTAGTAATGACCTGACGAAGAAGTGATTTCTCTCGCAAGCAAATATATGATTCAGCCCGCAACACAGAGACTTAGCGCACACAACAGTTTCTTAACGAGTTAAGGTAGTCTATATTGCACCATTGCTCACATTTTAAACCCATCATCCTATAATGGTTCAGGCCAAATGATAAAATCCAGCTAACTATTCCATACATGAGTAAGATGTAATATGAGCAATAATTGGATATATGTTGGTGCCGATACTGATGATCATCAATGGTCAAAAGTTGGTAAAACAACACTTGGCCTACATACCCGCCATACCTCTTCACAGAGACCAGGATATTTCATTTTCACTGCTTATAATATAACCAGTGGTGATGTTCACAAAATTGAATCCGATCTCTTGAATCACTTAGAAAACATGCAAGATATTGAGAGGCAAAATCACTTTAGTACAGGTAGTAAAAGCGAATGCTTCCGCCTAAACCCTATCGAAATGAGTGAGTTAGTCGAATGCTTCATTGAACAACACTATCCTTCTTCAGTGTATTACGACAATTTGACTAATAGCCTAAGCCGATTTCAATGTATTGATTCGGTGTATCGGCTATTTGTTCCAAATTCGGTATCTACTCTGGATTTATCAGGCTGGGATACGCAACCGCAAGCAACGCCTCCAAGTAGTTTGAATCTTACGAGTGATCGATATTTTTCCGGCAATCAGGTCGAGACCGTTATAGATTTAGGCAACGGTATGTTTCTTGATCTTGAATCAGGTATGGAATTTCACAGAGATGACGATGGAAATGTTGAGTGGAAAGAATGGAAATAGCACGACTAATCCACTGCCATTTATTTTCTCACGATGAACCTCAGATACCAGCTCTTATCACTTTTCTGTAACCCATGTGCGTGATAGCACAGAGAAGCCCCGAATTTTTCGGGGCTTCTTGTTTACATCCAAGCTATTTGTTGCTGACCTGTCGACGTTGGGTGAGGTAACGCCGGAATCACTTCGCCGGGCTTCACAATGTAACGGTCGACCGTCTCGGTCGTGACGAACGTGCAGCTACAATTAATATTTGTGCACTGGTGGTAACGCTCTTTTGTCGTGTCGGTAAAGTAACGACTCGTGCGGGCATGCGCTGCGGTATGGCATAACGGACAATGAAACATTTTTATCACCTCGCCTTAATGATTTAATGTCGATATTTTACCCATTAAATCCATATAAAACAAATAGATACATTCATTTATTCACTCATCCGTTTCGGCTTCATACTCCACATCTGAAAGCCTGACCTCAAGCTCTACGCCCGTCGTGAAGCCGTTATTATTGAGGTTATGGGTCACCTTACTGATTAACCACGCCTGTTCGTCTATGACGCGCTTAAAGCCTGACACCCGCAGCGGCATTTCAGGGTAAATATCCTCGCGCCCGACAGCCAGGCTGATTGAGAACTCAGCGACTCCGCGCTGCAATTTATCCCACTTCGCCTGAGCGGCGCGGATGGCCTGCGCCTTTGACGCGTAAATCGTGGTCAGCGCAAAAACGTTGTCGGCCTCCCCTGCCATATACTCGCCCTCCCAGGTCTCCTGCTCTTTTTGCTTTTTAGCCTTCGCCGCCTGGCTGACGGGTTTCGCATTTGGGTGCTGGAGCGCCCGGAGGTTTTTCTCTTTCGGCTTACGCCTGAGCTTCACCTTTTGCGCCTGCTTCTCAGGCTTCGGGTCTTTGGTATGCAGCCATTTAGCCGTCACGCCGGTATAAGCGCCCCGGTCAGCAATCGCGAACTGGTGCCGGTCACCGCTGCTGCGCTCAATGGTGATTTGAGGAATCGCCTTGCCGCTGGCGGTTGTGCCGCTCCCGGCTTTCAGCATTAGCAACTTGCCCGCCTTGACCGATACCGCCCCGCCGTTTCGCTCGGCGAGGCGCGTCAAAAATACCGCGTCCGACTCCTGCGACTGGTCAATGTGCGGAATCTGGATCCCCGCGAGCGACGTCACCACGCTGGCCTTTAATTTGTTGCGTGCTGCAATGGCTTCGACCACCGCGCCGAGCGTGGTGTCGTGCCAAGATTCTTCCCTTCGGGAATTGAGCGTTCCGCGAAAATCCGCACTCCGCGCCCGCAGTGTCACCGTATCGGGTGCGCCGCGATGCTCCACCTCATCGACGGTAAAGTCGCCCTTGCCGACCAGCGCAAACCCTTTCCAGCCGAGATAAAGCGACAGCACCGCGCCGCGCACCGGCAGCTCGACAAGCCCGTCGGTGTCGTCGAGCTCGATGTCGAGCTGGTCAGCCTCAAACCCGCGATTGTCGGTCATCGTCAGGTTAATCAGCCGGTCGCTGATGTTGCCGGTGATGTCCTTGCTGTTCAGCGTCAACATAAACTGCGGCGTCAGGGTGACACCTGCGCCGGTAAACACATCCAGCATGATTACCCCCTAACGACGACAGCATGTCGCCCGCCTTGCCAAGCATCGACTCGGCCTGTTTACCAATGTCGCCATAGATAGCCGCCAGCGAATCATCGGTGCGGGTCAGCGACAACGAAAAGCTGATTTTTCGGGGCGTGCCATCAGCAAAGAAAACGGTGTCGGTTTCGCTGACGTTGGTGACAACGAACATCCCGTAAATCGTGCCGGTGCCCGCAATCAGAGGCCACGCCCGCCCCTCTTCCGCCATCGTATAGAGCGAAAGCAGCGAGAGCCGCCCGCCGGTCAGCTCAGGGTATAAATCACCGCTGAGGGTAATTTTGTCCTCACCCGGGCCGAGGAACTGAAACGCATCACGCTTTCCGACCCGACTATTAGAGGGCCAACGATAATCCGCGCTGCGCTGCATGTTCTGATAAGGCAACGTCTGGCGCATAAATACAAACATTCCAAGAGCGAGCATCATAATTAAACCCTTAATCGTGCATCATGCTGGCGCGGGCTTTGGCCCGCTTGTCGCGGTCGTATTTTTCGAGCGCATCCTGCAACTGGTTCCCGAGCTGACCACCCGGCGCACCACCACCCGACAGAGTGATTTGATAGGTCGGGTTGCTCTGGTCGATGTGGGTGCGACCGGCGGGCGCCGTGACCGGCTGATACGCCTGATAGCCACCCATTGAGCTGGTCGCCGGGATATACCCGCCACCCTGACTGACTGGCTGCGTTTTTGCCGTTGCGGCGTCGATGGTGTCCGACTCGTTTTTCACGAGGCCAAGCTTTTCGAGGATGATGTCGAGGCCACCGCGCAGCTTGTTGAAAATATTCAGCGGCAGCATCAGCGCATCCGCGAGCGTCTGCCCGAAGATAACCCCGGCATTTTTGCAGCTGTCGAGCGTGTCCTGCGTGGCTTTCACCGGTGCGATGAGGTCTTTAAACCACTTCCAGACCGCGCTGAGCTTTTGCCCGAGCCCGTCAAACACAGGAGCCAGCGGCGCGAACATTTCCCCGACAGGTGCAAATGCGGCAATAAGCCCCTGCACCACGCCCGAGAAAAAGGCGCTGATGGGTTCCCAATACTTACGGATAAGCAGAGCCCCGGCGACGACCGCCGCCACCACTGCCACCACAGGCCACGAGATAGCCCGATGGCGGTGACAATCGCCGTGCCTCCCGTGCTAAACGCCACACTCAGCAGACCCGCAGCAGCCACAAGGGCGTTAATGCCGGTGATAACAGGCCAGGCCACCAGACCAATGGCTCCAATTGTGCCAGTCAGCCCCAGCGCACCCGCCGCGATAAGCCCGAGGGTTGTTGCGAGCGATTTGTTTTTCTGGATCCAGCCATCGAGCTTCAGCACGTAGCCGGTCGCCGTCTGTACCAGTTTACGAAGGGATGAATCCTGCTGGTCGAAAAGGTCGGTACCGACAGCCTCATACGCCGACTGAAACTCTTTAAAGTCGCCGCCGAGGTTGTCCTGCATGACCTTAACGAGCTCCGCCGTTTTGCCATCCGAGGCCTTGAGCGAGGCGGTCAACTGGTCAAGTTTACCGGTGGAGGCCGCAGTCATCAGCACCGCCGCCGCAGAGCTCGCCTCTTCACCGAAGATGGTTTTCATGTATTCAGCACGCTGACCCGAGCCGAGTTTATTTTTCTCGAAGCTCGCCTGCATTTCTTTCAGGATGCTGAAAATGGGCCGGGTGTTTCCCTTGCTGTCCGCCGTTTTCACGCCGAGCTCTTTGATGGCGTCATACGCCTTGCCGGTCGGAGCCTGCAAACGACTGAGCACCGCACGGCTTCCGGTACCCGCCATCGAGCCGGTAATTTTGGCATCATGCAGCGCACCGACCATCGCCGCCGCCTGTTCGATGCTCACCCCGGCGTTTTTCGCTACCGGCGCGACGTAGGTCAGGGAATCGCTCAGGCCGTCAAAGTCAGCGGCGGTTTTGTTCATCACCGTAGAGAGCACATCACCGATGTGTGCGACCTTGTCATTTGAGAGCTGAAACGCGGATTTCATCCCCATCAGCAGCGCGGCGTTCTCTTCCATCGTGCGCCGGTTGGCTAGCGCCATATCCAGCGTGACCGGCGTTGTTGCCTGAATAGCCGCCGCGTCACCGCCACCTTTCGCGATGATGATTTGCGCACTTGCCGCATCATCCGCTGACGCGGCGGTATTGTCGCCGAGCTGGCGGGCCTGCTTGCGTAGAGTTTGCATTTCAGGGGATTGTTTATCGACACCGAGCACAGCCTGAAGCTCAGAGTTTTTCTGCGCAAAGTCATAACCCGGACGCAGCAGGCTCACCCCGGCGAGCGTGCCTGCCGTCGCGATACCTACCCCGGACATGCCGACATTTCGCGCCCCGCCCGCGAGCTGTTGCCCGGCCTCATAGCGGGATTTGACGGCGGATAATTTCGCCTGCTGTGCGCTGACTTTCGCGAGAGCTTCACGCTGACGATTTAACTGTGCTGTCGTTTCGCTGATGCGGTTTTTCAGCCCCTGCTCGTCGTTCATCAGGTTTCGGGTATTAATTCCCGCCGCCCCGAGCGCGGCCTGTTGTCGCCTGACCGACTCCGTGAGGCTGTTGTATTTCGTTTGCAGACCTTCCGCCGCACGCTTTGCCGATTCGAGTACCCTTGCCTGCGCCGCCGTTGGTCGCTCGGTGTTTTTTAACTGCGTTGCCAGCGCTTCCGCTTCGCGTTTGGCTTTTTCGAGCGACTGCCCGGTGACCGCCAGCTGCGCACTGGTCTTACGAAAACCGTCGATTTTTCCGGCCTGCCCGTTCAGCTCGCGCAGAGATTGCTGCGTCGAACGGATATCACCCGACAGCGATTTGCTCGCTGTCTGGATGGTTTTAAACGGGCGAGATGCCTGGTCGACAGCTTTCAGCAACACTTCGAGTTTAAGATTGTTACTCATGGGTGTTCCCGCTTCGCTGAAGCGCTTTTTCGCGCCATGTGAGGAGCTCGGTAATGCTCAGGGGATACAGCTCTGATGGCCCCCAGTGAAAAATCACCGCGACGTCGGCCATCAGGTCATCAACCGAGAGATTTTTCGGGAAATTTAGCCCGCCGAAGTCGGTGACAAAAAACCGACCACCTTACCGGCAAACGACAGCATATCCGGCAGCTCAAGCGCGGCGATTTCCTGCTCGGTCAGTGACGGCATGGTCATGCGCGGCAGCACCTTAATCAGCGCATCGACGTCCGAGTTGGCCACCGCCGCCAGACTCACCCCGCGCAGGGTGCCCGCCGTCGGTTTCAGCAGGGTGACTTCGGCGATTTCGGTGTCACCGCGCTTGATGGTTTTGACCAGGGTAATCACGTTCTCATTGACTTCTTTCATGGGATTCTCTTTCTCATGCAGTATTCAGGGGAAGCCCGGCAGGTATCACCTGCCGGTGTCAGGGTTACGCCAGACCGATATTGCGGCGATGCTCTTCGAGGCGGTCGACGCCGTTCACCTTCTCGACGAGGTTGACCGTGTCAATTTCGATGAGCTCTTTGCCGTTATAGGTCAGCTTGTAATAGGTGCAGTCCATCGCGATTTTTGAGGCCGAGACTTCGCCTTGTTTGGCCTCGCCGGTGTCGACTTCTTTCTGACGACCACGCAGCACCACTTCGACCGGCACCGTTTCGCCGGTATCGTCACGCTGGTACGAGCCGGAGAAACGCAGGGGCACCGCCGAGGCGGTCGCTGCACCGTAGAGTGACCAGATGACGTCATCAGGAAAACCGCCGGTGGAAAACTCCGCCGCCAGTGCCTCATCATCGAGGCCGAGGTCGATGGAGGCTGAGCCGTTCATCCCGCCGCCGCGATATTTGTCCAGCTTGCGGGTCAGTTTCGGCAGCGTCATCGACTGAACGACGCCGAGGAAGCTCGTGCCGTCGATAAACAGATTCATGAGCTTTAACGTGCGCGGTAATGCCATTTGTCAGGCTCCTTATTTGCTGTTCACGGACGAGATGAGATTCGCCAGATATTTGTCGGTGATGCGCTGGCGCAGGGTCAGGTTTTCCAGCGGCGGGACCGGCGTATAGTCGTAATCCAGCAACAGCTTCCCGGCCTTGAGGGTTTCCGCATCGTTGGCAGTTTCATCAAACCAGCAGGTTGCATCGACGATGTAACCAAGCGTTTTCAGCTCGCGGAATTTCGCATTGATGCCGTCGATGATGTCGCGAATCAGTGTGGCGGTGACGGGTTTATCCATCGCCCACATGTGCGCTTCAGCGATGGTGTCGGCGAGCACCTGTGCGGTGCGGGTGTAGTTTTCAAACAGAAAAAGCGGGTCATCCGAGCAGGTGCGGTTACCCCAGAAGCGAAAACCATCTTTGCGGATAAGCGTGGTAATGCCCGCCTCATTCAGCAGGTCGGCGTCGGTGCCGGGCTCCTGCAAATCCCAATAGACAGAGGCACTGATGCCGGTGACGCCGTTCACGCCGACGTTAGACAGGGTTTTATGCCAGCCGGTGTCATTGTCGATTTTGGCACGCAGACCAAGTGCAATCGCCGTTGCATACAGCGCATCGGTCGCATTTGTCTCGGTATTCCATGCCAGAAAATCAGGCCAGATGAGCATCAACTCACGCTGACTGAAATTTTCGCGGTACTCGATGCAGTCAGGGATAGTTTTGCATCCCCACGCGTAGACATAGGCAAACGCGCGGAGTTTCTGGGCGACAGACGCAAGCGCCGTTGCGACCTCCTGCGTATCGAAGCCCGGCACGCCGAGAATACGCGGCTTAACGCCCGTCACCGAGAGCGCGGTCAGCAGTGCTTTCATGCCGGTGTATTTGCCGTTGGCGTCGGTGGTGCCGATGATGTTGGAAATAGTCTGTGCCTGCGCAGCCTCCTCATCGTCGCCGGTGCCCTCTTCGACACGCACGACCACCGTCACCGGCTTCGACTGATTGGCAATGGCCTGTAAGGATTTGGCGAGGGTGCCTTTGGTACCGGCTTTCCCGATAACGCCCTGCGGGTTGGTGATTAACACCGGCTCATTGAGCGGGAAGGTATCAACGTCAGCATCGCTGGACGTACAGACCATCCCGACAATGGCGGTGGAAACCGTGGAAATGATGCGCGTGCCGTCATTGACTTCAATGACCTGCACGCCGTGATGATAATCAGCCATCCGTATAACTCCGTTGGGTTGGGGTGGCTAATATTTTCTGTTGTGTGAGATACGGGGGCTATTGATGTGGGTTGGTCTGGTTCTGGTACAACGGAGAGCGATTAAAAAGCGGGCTTTCGCCCGCCAGAATCATTCACTATCACTATTTTCAGGGCTTCCATCGCTGCCCGGAATCTCAGCCCAACACGGATAACCATCTTCGCCAGCAATCCGCATCATGTTCTCTGGAGGGTCTGAGGCATATACCTGAAAGACGTCATCTGATACATCACGCGCATCATCAGGCATCGATCCCGCTGCTGCATAGCGGGCGAAAAACTGCGCCAGATAAAACGTATTGAGTGACGGACTGTATTTATTAAGCATTCGATTCAGCTCCCGATTGCGATGTAACGGACATAACAGGGTGAGACACCCGTCCTTAAATCCACGGCACCGGTGGTTACATTCAGATTGAGCTTCTGCACAACAACCTGAAAAGTTGAGACTGTTTTCGGCGTTGCCGCGCCAAAAGCAAGCGAGGCCGGGGTTGACGCATCATCATGTGTAATCAGCACCTGCGAAAACCTTGCGGGGAACGCAAACGGCAGTGTCACCACACCGATCTCGTTATTACGGACATTTGTTGCTCGCCCGTATTGCACGATGGTTCCGTCAGGTAATGAGAAGTATCCGTTTTCCCCTTTCAACGAAGCGAACAATGACATATCAGGAATTTGATTCGCTCCGTTCCCGACATCACGCTTCGCGGCTGATTTAAACCCCATATTTTCAGCCACCTCATCGGCAAGCCCCGCATCCGCAATTTCCTTAAGCGCATTCTCAATCAACGGGTATTGCTTGTGCGGGTTGGCAGCTGCAACGTGTTTTTTGAGCTGGTCATCAGTGTACGCTTTGACCTCGATGACCTTATCGTCGACATATTTGCGCGTTGCCAGCACGACCGACGGGTCAATTTTCAGAGTAACCGCCGCCGTGCTCGACACAATCAGGATCACGCGGATAGTCTGCGTGCGCCCACTCCCCTCTGCCAGTAGTGGCTTGTAGGTTTCCGGGCAGTTGGCAATGGCAATCAGCACACCATCCTCATCAAAGAGGCCGATTTCGCGGATCCAGAATCCGCCCTCATTTTCCGGAATAATTTGCTCGGCGATAATCTGGCTGGCGTCGCTGGTGTCCACCCCGAGCGAGTTAATCGGGGAAATACGTGTCTGATTAATCAGTTTCGTCTGCGCCGGGTCAGGCGTCGGCAATGCGCCGTTAGCATCACCGACCGCCATTTGGGTAATGTTCAGCTTTGTGCCAAGTGCTGCGGCATTTGCCAGCCGTGCCGCGCCCTGATTGGTCAGAATGGCAAAGAATTTTGTCGTCATGCGTTCACGCTCACGCTGTCAATTAAATGGATGGCCGAAGCCGGATAAAAACCACCACCGACGACAATTTCCTCGGCGGCGTAGGGATAAACCGTCAGCAGGTCACCGTGATAGCAGCCCGCGCCGACATAAAACTCGCCGCTGCTGCTCAGGTTAATGGCAAGCCCGGTCAGTTGGCGGCTTGCGGGCTTCGCCCCTTCAATCAGGCGCTCAAGCTCCTGATACATTTCGTCCGTGATGCCGGTATCGAGCACGCCGACCACGAGGCGAAAGGTGCCCGGCTCCTCGTTGAGCTCAAACCACTCTTTCACCTCGATGAGATATCCGAGCGGCTCCACCACCCGGCGTAATGCACTGATGGTGCCCTTGCGCTGATGGACATAAAACGCCGAGGCGCAGACGTTGCGCTTTGTCTGTTCAGACCATCGCTCATCCCACCGGTCGACGGACAATGCCCACGCCAGATACGGCAACAGCCTTACCGGGCAGGTGCGCCAGTTCCAGAGAGTGCGAAGCGGCACCGGCACGCGCTCAATATCAGCGGCGGCTTTTGCCGCCAGCACCTCCAGCGTCGACGAGCCGGTCGGCAACAACCGGGCATTACTCATCGGTTCCCCCGGCGGTGATGCTGTACTCGGTGCAGTAAGAGGCCTGGTATTTACTGAGCACAATGTCAGCCAGTGGCGCGGCAAGCTCCACACGCTGCACCCCCTCAACATGCAGGGCGGCATAAATGGCAGACTGACGGATGTCGCGACCTAACCGCTGCTGCGAGCTGATGTAGCTCTTCAGCTTATTTTCCGCCGCCTGCCGGATGGGTTCCGCTTCCGGGCCGGGATAAAAGTAGAGCGTCGCGTCAATCTGGTACGGCACAATGGCGGCACTCTGCACCGTCACGCGGTCGCCCACCGGGCGCACATCTTCCGCATTCAGCGCCTTTTCAACCGCAGCCAGTAGGTCATCAGACGCCGAGCCGTCACCCTCGCGGGATAGCACGGAAATCGTCACACAGGCAGGCGTCGGACTGTCGACGGAAATATCAGCGACCCGCCCGTCGGCGCTGCGTCCGTGGTATTCATACGCACCCACCGGCCCGGCAACACTCAGCCCCTCGAAAGCCTGCTGCGCCCGCAGGCGCAAATCAGCATCGGATTCCATGACCGCCGGTGTCGGCGGAATGGTGGTGTCATCACCGGGCGTGATGGTGAGGCGCTCCGTGTCATTGTTCGCCGCCATCACATCGAGGTCACTGCCTTCGGAATAGGCCAGCGTGACGGCAAGCGCGGCCTCATTCACGCGCTGGCGCCAGAGCAATTCCCGGAAAGCGTTTTCTTCCAGATATTTGACCAATGGATCGGATTCAAGCGCGAGGGTGCGGGCGACGGCCTCCTGCTGGTCTTCCGGGAAAAGCGAAATCAGCACCGCCTTTCGCTCGGCTAGGATGGATTCATAATCCAGCGTTTCCACCACGTCGGGCGCGGGGAGCTGGCTCAGGTCGATAGAGGCCATAGATTCAACTCACTGGAATGGTCAGGGATAACGGGTCGCCGCTGTCTTTGATTTCGCCGGTCAGGTCAACCACCATCTGACCGGTAAACTGACGCTCAATCGTCAGCGACGTAATGGTGACGCGGGGCTCCCACTTCAGCAGCGCCATGTAACAGGCACACATCATCTGAAGGTTGAGAGCGTCGTTCTGCGGCATATCAATCAGGGAAGACAGCAGCGAACCATATTCACGGCGCATCACGCGCGAACCAACCGGCGTGCGCAGAATATCGCTCATGCTCTGGCTGATGTGGTCAGCGTCGATAATGGTGCGCCCGGTGTTGCGATTCATGCCGATATAACGTGTTGTCATAACGGAGCCCCCGTTTGCCCGCCGCTGTCGCCCGGGTGTTTATGGAGATGTAGCACCTTGCCATTAGAAGACAGCGAGCCTTCGCTGTGTTCAATGTTGCCTTTCATTGTTCCGCCCTTCTGCACTTCGAGCGTGCCGGTGATCAGCTTGTTGGTACACACCACCTCGGGCGTGTCGAGCGTGACGCGGGTCGATGCCCTAATCATGACGACCGGCACCGTGGCGGTGATGGACTCTTTTGCGGTGACGTCTGCGGTATTAATACCGGAAACCCGCAGCGCCCCGGTGTCGGGCTCATACTCAATGACCGCCCCGTCAGGAAAGGTGATGTGAAACGCATCGGCAGACGCCAAGGGGGCCGGGAAGTCATCAGAGAAAATTGCCGGTAGCACAAAGGCAGTGTCGAGCTCTCCGCCAATGGCGAGAATGAGCACCTGCTCCCCCACCGAGGGAGCCCACCACGTGCGCGAGCGTCCGGCGCGGGCGGTCAGCCACTGGAGCCAGTCGGTGACAATGCCGCCGGTCTGCACACGACAGCGCCCCGCATCGAGGTCAGTCTCAAAGATGACACCGGAGCGGATAAGGTTGCGCAGCAGGCGCAGAATGTCCTGAAGAGTGGCTTGTGTTTTCATAGCATACAGGATGCTTCAACTACAGAATGAGCACTATAACTGGCGGTTCTATCACCACTCATACAACGTTCAGCGCCGGTGGCATACTCAAGAACAGTTTTGTTTTTATATGGTTAGTGATATTTTTGTATGGTTCTTATCAAACAAGAGACTCGTGATGTGGATAGTGGAACTATTGAAATAGAAAAAACGATACTGCGCTATATTCTTGCAACACCGCAGGCAATTGGTTTTTTGTTCTTTTCGTGGCTATCTGGCCACCTGTGGGCATATGTTGTCTTTACATATTTTCAAAATAAAAAACACGCAAAAGGATTTTTCGATAGCAAATTAGGGAAAACCGCCCTAGGCATACTGTGGTTCACATTGATTGGCGCGCCATTTTACTGTTTAAAAAATAAAAGATTAACTGTGGACTATAATTTGCTTTTGGATTTAACTTACTCCATTGTTATGGTTTCACTTTTTATTCAGGCCGTGATTTTTATCATCATCACATTGAAAAAGAGGGCGTGATGAAACTTATAAATATAGTCAGCGGTAAAGGCGGAACAGGCAAAACCCTGCTTACTGCCGTATTGGCAGAAATGCTTGGAAATGAAGATAGCTCGGTTTTAGTTATTGATCTCGACGTGTTTGTCAGAGGCTTAACCTCATTACTGTATTACCATAAAAAAGAAAAGGTACAGTTATGCAAAGATGATGAACTGTCTATTTCCGAGTTTTTCATGACCAAAGGGGATCCTGACACATCAGGTAAAAGCAAATTATCTATCTCGCGATACAGATCTTTTGATGTGATACCATCCGTCCCTAGAGTTGATGAGATTCTAACATTTTCAGACTTAATGCCAGATGATAAAGCTGAAGCTAGCATGCTCATTTCTAGACTCATAAAAATGATCCCTGAGAAATACGACTTTGTCTTTCTAGACAGCCGAGCAGGGTATGATGAACTAATTTATGCGAGTCATTTGCATAGTGATATAACAATTTGTGTTGAAGAAGAGGATAATATTTCAAAAATCACCTCTGAAAACTTAATCAACCAGATGAAACAAGACTGTGACAATCCAATTTTTCGATTGATAAATAAAAGCCGCAGCTTAACGAGGGATGCGGGCATTGAATCCGTTAGTCATTTGGGAAAAATTCCATTTGACATGGACGTGATGAATAGTTTTGGTAAAGAGTCGTTTTGGGATGACATAAGCAAAACACTTTACAAATACTCTTTGTCAAATGCATGGAACACCTTGTGTAATAAGATGGAACTTTCACCCCAAATTAGCACATCTCGAATATCTCCTCTGGGAAATGAATCTTTCGAGAAGAAACTTCAGTTCTACAACTCTAGAGACAGAGTGTTAATGATTTATGGAGCACTAATTGGCTTTATGGGTTTACTTTACCCCTTCATATCCAACGGAATGCTAAGTAGATTGTTATTAAGTAAAGATGCTATATTTTCCATCACCCCACTTATAATGTCAGCACTTGGATTTATACTACTGATATATGTAGTTTTAAAAAACAAAAAGTAAAACCAACCCTCCCATTCCTTTTGAATGGGAGGGTTACCTGACGTTCTAACTCGAAATGTATTTTGTGGTCACACTTCGGATAAAGTGTCTAACAATATATTGTATAAATAACGCAACGCTAGCCAGAAAGATATCTACTGAGGATATTTTCCACAGTATGAAGGTCTTCAACTCTGAATCCAAGAAGTTCACGTGCCGGGTACTGGACCGGTTTGCCCCTCGGCCCCGGCTTATCCTTAAGCCCGTACTGATGCACATTGACCATGCGCTGCACCTTGCCAGTAAATTCCACGACTGCCGCCTCGTCACTGCCGGTGGCTTTCATAAAGCGGTTGGTGCTCAGTTTGGCAAACATTTTCCGCTTCACCCTGCCCTTTTTGGCCCTGACCGGCTGACACTTTCGCGCTTCATACGGTGAGCCGTCCGGTGCTTTCTGCGTTTTGATACGCTTCTGCTGCCGGGTGCGCAGCGTCTTCGCGATCTCAGCCGCCATCCGCCGCCGCCCTGCCGGGGAAAGCGCGGCAATCAGCCCCGCCAGCCGGTCATCAAAGGGCTTAAAATCATTCATGCCATTCACTCACGAGCTCACCATGCGCATAGAGCTGCATCGGGCGCGTCACCGGCTCAGGCGGCTGCGGCTCGGGCGCGTGCTCGATGTGCAACTCGGTGCCAACCTCTTTGACGAGGGTACGCTCGGTCAGTAACAGGCTGATGCTGAGGTCGATGCTGTCATCGTTGTTAATATCCGCCTCGTAGGTAAAGCCTCGTTTGCGCCCCTCATCGGTGGTCATGATGTCGGCCTGATTGACCCGCAGCCATGCCTGAATCGGCACGAGGATCAAATCAATATCTCCCGCGAAATCCGTCACGACGAGATTCAGTGTGTACTGATTTTCGAACGACAGTGAAGTAGCAAGCGTCGAGGCGAGTTTCCCGCTGTCGATAAACACGCGCAGCATTTCGGGGTTCTGTTTCAGCACCGGCACCGCTTCAGTTAAGGCGGTGCGCAGGCTCTTCGGTTTGAACATCGGTTTTGTCCTGGCATTCTTTGACGGTTTCGACCTGAAGCGCACAGCTTTCGAGCGCGGTTTCGAGCTGGCGAATGTCGGCGCTCAGGTCACCATTGGTCTTCGGGTCACTTCCCGGCATCGGGCACAGGCTCACCCTCGGGCAGGCGTTCAGCACAACGACCGGCGGAGGCGCAGGGGGCGCGGGTGTGCAGGCTACGCACAGCAGCAGGGAGCTCAGTGTCATACCAGCGGCGCAGCTCTTCGTTTTCATTGAGTAACCTCGTAATCGTGCGCTCCCGGCGCAGGGCTTTTTGCCCGGCGACAGCGAGCTTTTGTCGCAGTTCCACCTGCGCCCGGTCATTGTCAGCGCCGAGGCGTTGCGCGGTGAGCAGTTGGTCTTTCAGCATGCCAATCGTGCGTTTCTGGTCGGTGGCGACGGTGTTTGCCTTTGCAAACGACTTGCTGAGCGTGCTGTTTTCATGCTTCAGCCAGGCCAGCGCCACAACCGCCAGAATCAGTAAAACAATCAGTGTTTTCATTTAGCCCCCTGCATACAGCGTGACCATTCACGGGCGCGGCGGTTCTCTAGTCCGGGATTCCTGACGCCATTCACGAACACCCAGCGGGTGAGCTGGTCGCACGCCTGCCACCACTGCTGACGCTTGAGGAATGACACCAGCGTCGAGCGACAGGCCGCACCGGTGCCGACGTTAAAGGCGAAGCTGACGAGTGAGTCATAGACCGGCTGCGGCATTTCCACCGGCACGCACACCGCAAGCCGTCGCTCAGTATTGAGCACGTCGGCGACCAGATTTGCCGCAGCCTGACGCTCGGTGATGTCTTGTTTCGGTACCACCCCGGCAGTGTGGCCAATGCCCGATGTCCACACGCCCGCGCTGCACTGGTAGGGGCGCAACCGGCACCCCTCAAGGTCTGTAATCAGGGCAAGACCTTCAGGCGAGGTATGTAGCAGACGAAAATCAGGCATCAGTGCCGCCAGCGCCAGCACTGCGGCCACACTGCAACGTTTAACGACTGAGGCCACGAATCACCCCCTTGTCGAGTCCGGCAGTAACGAGATAGCGGTATGTCTGACGGCGGTACCAGAAATTTATCAGCGCGGTGAAGATGGCGCAGCCGCCGCCGACATACAGCGCGAGTTTCTCCGGGGTCTGCGTGCCGAAGTACGCCAGCAGCACGGATAACCAGTACGTCAGAAAGGTTGTGATTTTTTCCATCGTTAATCCCACAGGTTTACAGTCTCCGTAACGGGTGCGGTGTCGACTTCGGGCAGGCTGACGGCGGTGCCGTGGGGTAAAATCGCACCAAGTTCAGCAAGCCCCGGATTTTCAGCAAGTACCGCCTCAACGACGCCGCCGGTGCGCCCGTAGTGGCGCTGACAAAGGGCGTCGAGGGTGTCGCCCTGCTGTGCGATGACCTGCATCAGATTTGCCCCACAATGCAGCGGGCCTTGTCCTGAATCCGGGCCACCGACCAGCGCATATCCCGCCACAGGTCATCAATGGTGGTTTCTACGCTGTCGGCCTTTTTATCGCCCTTTCCGGTCGCCTCCACGCCGCGATAGCGCTCATACAGCGAGGCGGTGGTCATCGCACAGACGGCGTTGAAGTAGTGGAAAATGCGCACGCTTTCCCCGTCGAGCTCGTCGGAGGGTACCGCCGCGAGCGTCTCATGCCCGGCGTCGAGCTGAAGCCCGCGCCATTCGCTCAGCTCGGCGTTGGTTTCCGCAATCCCGGCCTTGATGGCCCGGCGCAGTCGCGCAGGGGAAATCGTCTGCTCAAGGCGCATTTCTTCCCGCACGCGCTTCGGATCCACATCCGGGAAAAAGGCGGTGTTTTTAATCACCGGCTCATCGTCCGGTACGGGCGGGATAACCACCGTTTCGCGCGTCTGCGTCGGGTTAGTTACTACAAGCGTCGTCATGACTACCTCTGAATAGTTGGGCGGTGGACGCGGGCCTCAGTGACGGTGAAACACCGACATTGGCCCGCGTGCCGCCCGGCGCGGGGCGCGTTCTGTTAACCGGCGCTTTTCTTCGGGCGACCTCGCCCGCGCTTCGCCGGTGAATCGGTTGTTTTTTTGGTGGTCTTTTTCGCCGTCTTCGGCGGAGTTTTCGGCGCAGCAGCGGGCCTCGGTTTCGGGTTCAGCTCGCGCCCGAGGCGCTCGATATCTTTTTTCACCCCGCAACCTTCATCCAGCTGGATGGCGCGTTGCAGATGAGCCATGGCACCAGTGAGATTCCCGGCATCCCGCAGAATCAGCCCCGCAACTTTATGCAGACGGGCGCGAACCTCATCAGGCATATCTGCGGTACGGGTGAGTTCGATAACGCTCAGCAGCGACAGCACATCGACAGGCGCACCGGCAGCACGGGCACGAAGCGCGGCAAGGGCCACCTCTTCGGCGAGCATGTACGGCGCAGTGCGCGAGTGGCCTTCAGGCATTGACAGCCCGAAACGCAGCGCATAGCGGGCAATCTCCAGCGCCCCGGCAATGTCACCGGCATCGAGACGCCAGAGCATCACGGTCATCAGGATGTCATCCTGTGCGCCGGTGCCGGTTTCCAGCACGCCGGTCACCCACGGCAGGTAGAACGGCAGCAGCTCGCGCTTTTTCTCAGCCTTGCGTTCTTTGGAATGGATTTGCGAAAGCGTGCGGCGGTCGGCGGCAAGCTTGACGAGCATTTGCTCGTAAGCCGTGGCATGACGCAGCGGGTTCTGCTCCCGCTGCGCGGCCTTCTCTGCCGAGGCCCGCATCATGTGACGCTGTGCGGGGCTCCTCATCGCTTACGCCTCCCCGTTACCGGCAGTGTTTTCATCACCGGAAGTGATTTCATCTTCCACCGGCGCACTCTGCGTGCCTGTACCCGCGTTCAGTGCCGCCAGCGCTTTTACCAGCTCCGCCGCGAACGCTTTCGCGCTGTCGCCTTCCGGGGTTGCGTCTTCGTCCGGCTCCAGAATCTCGATGTTTTCAATCAGGCAACCGGCGGAGTAATCCTCGATAACGAAATCGACCTTCACCTGTTCGTAGTTTTCGACCTGATCCAGTTTCGGGTTCTCGACGATGTGGCGGCGGTGACCGTCTTCGTAGAGATAGATGGAAATGTTATCCAGTGTGGTGATGAAGATGCTGTTCGCCGGGAAGAATGGCGCACGCACCGCCTGAAGCTGACCGATGGTCTTCTGGCTGATAATCAGCTCACCGGCGAGCTGTTCGCCTGGAACTTGTTAATCATCGGGAAATATTTGTCGGTCAGGATGCGGCGACCGCAGATGACGACCATTTCCGGGTTTTCACGGTGAATCTCATCAATCAGGGATTCATGCCCGTCCATCACCAGCGCATCGAGGTTGGCATAGTGCCCGCCTTTACCGATTTTGATGGTGTCGGAAATCACCGCGCCGGTGTCGTCTTTGACGTTCGACATCACGCGTTCCGGCGCGTCGTTGCGGTATTTCTGCAACCAGCCGACCGCCACATCCTGAAGCAGCGGATTATTCGCACGGTCAGAGGTCGGCGCACGGCTGGTACCGTTAAAGCCGATAGTGATGTAATCCAGCGCCTGACGCTTGATGATGGCGTTACGGATACGAATCTGAAAATCTTCGAAACGCGCCCACAGGTCGAGCTTGCCGTACTTCAGGTTGTAATCAAAGTTGACCGGTTTACAGAAATAGCGGAACGCGTCGAGCTTCGTAAAATCCGCCGGTTTACGCTCAGTGCCGCCGTCGGTGTCGGTGGTGCTGGCAATGGTGCCGCTGACATCAATGCCGACCTTCTCCTCGGTCAGCTCACCGACCGTCACCATATTGATGAGCTTCAGGAAAGAGGACGACTGCTGGATTTTGTCGAAGAGCTTCTGCGTCACTGACGGCTCAACGTTGAATTTTTTATTGAGATCGGGCACTTCGACGCCGTTCAACTGGGCGAGGCGGCTCAGGTACTTGTTAAATTTAAAACGGGTTTCTTTACGCATTATTTTTTCCTGTTGAAAACGGGCGTTACATGGTCTGAATCAGTCACCGCTCAGCGGCACATCAGCAGTCGGTCAGCGTCACGTCACCGGCATCACCGCCGGTGCTCAGATGGCGGCGCGGCTGCGTGATGCTTTCGGTTTTGTCCAGGGTGTTTTTGATGGTGCTGAGCTGCTGCGTGGTTTCGGTGACCTGCGTGTCGACGCGCTGTTTCAGCTCGGTAATTTGGCTTTCCAGAGCAGAGAAACGGGTTTCGGCCTCATCACCGCCGACCTGCACACGTTCGGCAATGGAGGTCACCGCCTCATGCACATCAGCGAAACGCGCGTCGTCGGTCTGCTGCTTGCGACTGAAGATGGTTTTGACGGTATCGGTCAGCTTGTTCAGGAGGGTGTCAGGCTGGTCTTCAAATTCCAGCGCGGCGAAGGTCGCCACAGAGAACAGGTCGCCCGGCTGGTCTTTTTTGCCCGCCAGCGGATTAGCGGTGGCATTGCTGCAAAACTGAAGGTATTCGGTGCCGAGGCTCGCAGGGTCGTCCGTTACAGCCAGGCCGATAAGATGGCATTTGCCGGTATTGGCGAAATTCGGGCGAATTTCCATCGAGGTATAAACTTTCTGACCTTTCGCCACCATGGCGACAAGGCTGTCTAGGGGGGCAATTTTGCCGAACAGCGCCAGCTTGCCTTTCAGCGCAGAATCATCATCGATGACTTCCGCTTTCAGCTCGACCACATCGCCATAGCGACAGAACGGTGTATCGGGGATAACGCTGCGGATGTGTTCCAGATTAATGCGGCAACCGTAGACACGCGGGTCAAAGCCGTCTGCCATTTCCTGAATATCCTGCGCACTGATGTCGCGACCGTCGCAGGTGTCACCTTCTACGCCGATGCGAAACCATTTGGAGATTTTTTTTGCCATGAGTCAGGTGTCCTGATGTTGGGGGATTTCGGGTCAGGTGTAGTTTCCCGACTCACCCCCGCACCGGCTACCGATTGCAGATGGCTAACCCCTGACACAACAGGGCTTTAGCGATTCACCGCCCCCGTTTCTTTAGCCTTGCCCTGACCCACTCACGGCGAGGTAAACATGACCGACACCACACTACTCAACGACCCACGACGACAGGCGGCGCTGCTCTTCTGGCAGGGATTTTCCGTGCCACAAATCGCCGAAACGCTACAGACCAAGCGGGCCACCGTGCAGAGCTGGAAACAGCGCGATAAATGGGAAGAGACTGCGCCCCTGACGCGCGTCGAAACCACGCTCGAAGCCCGGCTGATTCAGCTCTACGCCAAGCCCGACCTGACGGCGCACGACTTTAAGGTCGCGGATTTTCTGGCCCGGCAGATGGAACGCCTTGCGCGGGTGAACCGCTACGGCCAGACCGGCAACGAAGCGGATTTAAACCCCAATGTCGCGAACCGCAATAAGGGCGAGAAGAAGAAGCCGAAGAAGAATTTCTTCAGCGATGAGGCTATCGCGCAGCTCGAAGATATTTTCCTCGACCAGTCATTTGAGTATCAGCTCGACTGGTACCGCGCCGGACTGGCGCACCGTATTCGCCACATCCTGAAATCCCGCCAGATTGGCGCAACGTTCTATTTTGCGCGTGAAGCGCTGATGCGGGCACTGAAGACCGGCAACAATCAGATTTTCCTCTCCGCCAGTAAAACGCAGGCATATGTCTTCCGTGAGTACATCATCCAGTTTGCAAAGCTCGCCGACGTGGACCTCACCGGCGACCCCATTGTCATCGGCAACAACGGCGCGAAGCTGATTTTCCTCGGCACCAACTCGAACACTGCGCAGAGTCACAACGGCGATTTATACGTCGACGAAATTTTCTGGATCCCCAACTTCCAGCGGCTGCGAAAAGTCGCCTCTGGCATGGCCTCGCAGAAACACCTGCGCACGACCTATTTTTCAACCCCGTCATCGCTAGGGCATGGCGCTTATGCGTTCTGGTCAGGTGAGCTTTTCAATCGCGGGCGGGCCAGTGCCAGCGAGCGTGTCGACTTCGACGTCACGCATGCTGCGCTGGCAAAAGGTGTCGCCTGCCCTGATGGTCAGTGGAGGCAGATTGTCACCATTGAGGATGCGCTCACCGGCGGATGTACGCTGTTTAACATCGACACGCTGAAACAGGAAAACAGCACGGATGATTTCCGCAACCTGTTTATGTGCGAGTTCGTCGACGACAAGGCGTCGGTATTCCCGTTCGAGGAGCTGCAACGCTGCATGGTCGACAGCCTGGAAAAATGGGAAGACGTTGCACCATTTGCCGACCGGCCATTCGGTCACCGTCCAGTATGGCTCGGCTATGACCCGTCACTACGCGGCGACAGCGCCGGGTGCGTGGTTATCGCGCCGCCGGTGGTAGCCGGTGGCAAGTTCCGCATCCTTGAGCGTCACCAGTGGAAAGGGATGGACTTTGCGCAGCAGGCCGAATCTATCCGCGCGCTGACGCTGAAATATAACGTCGAGTACATCGGTATCGATGCGACTGGGCTCGGTCAGGGTGTTTACCAGCTAGTGCGCTCGTTCTACCCGGCAGCGCGGGAAATCCGCTACACGCCAGAAATGAAAACCGCGATGGTACTCAAAGCGAAAGACACCATCACGCGCGGTTGTCTCGAATACGACGTCGGCGCGACCGACCTCACGCAGTCATTTATGTCCATCCGTAAAACCATGACCAGCAGCGGGCGCAGCGCCACCTATGAGGCCAGCCGCACCGAGGAAGCGAGTCACGCCGATCTCGCATGGGCAACCATGCACGTATTAATCAACGAGCCACTGACCGCCGCCAGCGGGCAGGCGTCATCGTCCATCATGGAGTGGAACTAATGAGCAAGCGCAACAGCAATAAGAAAAACCAGTACACGGCGAAGCCGCGCCAGCAAGCCGCACCCGCTCAGAGCATGGAGGCGTTCACCTTTGGTGAGCCGACGCCAGTGCTCGACCGACGCGACATTCTCGATTACGTGGAATGCGTCGACAACGGCCAGTGGTACGAGCCGCCGGTCAGCTTCTCGGGCCTTGCAAAAAGCATGCGGGCAGCGGTACACCACAGCTCACCGATTTACGTGAAGCGTAATATTCTGGTGTCCACCTACATCCCTCACCCGAAATTATCCCGGCAGGATTTCAGCCGCTTCGTGCTCGATTTTCTGGTCTTCGGGAATGCCTTTCTCGAAACACGCCAGAGCGTCACCGGCAAGCCAGTCAGGTTTGAAACCTCACCGGCGAAGTACACCCGACGCGGTATCGAGGAGGATGTCTACTGGTACATTCAGTCATTCACGCAGCCGCACCAGTTCGCGCCCGGCTCCGTGTTTCATCTGCTGGAGCCTGACATCAATCAGGAGCTCTACGGCCTGCCGGAATATCTGAGCGCACTTAATTCCGCCTGGCTGAATGAGTCGGCCACCCTGTTCCGCCGCAAGTATTACCAGAACGGGGCGCACGCGGGCTACATCATGTACGTAACCGACGCGGCGCAAAGCAGCACCGACGTCGAAGCGCTGCGCAAGGCGATGCGTGACTCGAAGGGGTTAGGGAATTTTAAAAATCTGTTTTTCTATGCACCGAACGGAAAAGCCGACGGCATTAAAATCGTGCCGCTGAGCGAGGTCGCTACGAAGGATGATTTTTTCAACATCAAGAAAGTTAGCGCCGGTGACCTGCTCGATGCGCACCGCATCCCGTTCCAGTTGATGGGCGGCAAGCCCGAGAATGTCGGTTCAGTGGGTGACGTCGAGAAGGTGGCAAAGGTCTTTGTGCGCAACGAGCTGCGGCCTTTACAGTCACGCTGTATGGAGCTGAACGACTGGGCGGGCGAGGAAATCATCCGCTTCGAAAAATACACTCTGGATCCTGAAAACGATTAACACCGAGCGCCGCCGAAAGGCGGCTTTTTAATACCCCGCCACATAAGCCCCTCAGCAGCGCCACACGCCGACATCACCGCACAACACCCATCGAATCAGACGCACCCGCTACGACCTCACAGCGAGGCGCTCAGATGCCAATAATTAATAATTAGCACCACGCCGGGCGCGCAATGCTTACCCCGCCACGCCTGCCCGCTTTGTGGGTCGCTTTTAATGCAGTTGCATACGCTCGTCAAAGACTTGGTGCATCAAGCAACTGCTCAACAAAGTACATAAGCTTGATGCACGCAATCTGATGCAGTGACATGCAATGCCTACTACTTGGCCTTAATGACTGGATGAGCTCTGTCGTGGCCACCGCCTAAGTACTTTGAGAAGATAACTTTGTCTTGGCTGACAGGTTTTTTTCCATAAACACTATCGTAATGGAAAAAGACTTGAGGTTGATTAGAAACACGAATAAATCCATAAGCCAAACGGGTATCTCCAATCACACCTACTTCCCGATCACACACTGGGTAGCATAATAAGCCACACATAGATACAAGCTGATCAGCTGTAGGACGATCATCAGGATTTGAAACCAAACACGCCTCAATGATCTTGATGATTTCTTTTGCTAGCGGTGCAAACTGTCCATTGGATGTTATGAAATCAGGGTAAGGAACATGCTTACCTGAAAGGATGCCCGGAATAGCCATATAGCCAATACCAAATGGATATTCACCAGTGAGTATTCTAAACATCATTGCACCTAAAGCCCAAACATCAGAAGGCTTTGATACTCGACCCAGGCTCTTAATAATTTCAGGAGCCATATATGGCAAAGCGCCCATGGCAGTTTGTGATGTAGTTATCGATCCTTGTCCATTTCTTGCCGCTTCATCTATTTCGTCTCCTGCCATCTTTGAAATACCGAAGTCGGTTATTTTAACTCCAGTTGCACTGAGGCCACCAGTAACCATTATATTAGAGGGTTTTAAATCTCTATGGATAACATTTACATGATGAGATGCAGACAATGCCTTTGCGAGATTATGAAATAGCTTAGCCGTTAAGTAAGGATCTACACTAGTATAGTGACTGAGCAAAGCTTGGTCGAGATCTACTCCATCAATATATTCTTCAGTTAAAAACTCACGTTCACCATCAGTAAAGTAATCTAATGTTTTTGCCACATTCGGATGGTTAACTTTTGATGCTAAAACGGCGCTTCTATGGAATCGTTTTTCTGCCGATTTATTTTTTGGAGTTTTAAGAGCTACATTTCTCCCTAAAATACTATCCTCTGCCAAATATACTTTCTGCATGCCACCCTCACCAATTTCCTTGATGATTGTATAGCGATTCACACGAGCTCCTGCCGCAAACTCAATCATAATACAACCTCCGGATGAGAAAGATCGAAAGTAATAAAAATACGTTTAGTCTGTGTTCTCCCTGCCGGGCCTAGAATTATTACGCAGGAATTAGGAAGTATATTAAACTGTTTTGCTCTAATATTATTAACATGAACATCGCCAGAAAGCTTTGAAATGAAAAACAGAGATCCAGAGTATGCTATCTCGACACTGCCTATACCAGGGTTATCATAAAATTCTGATCTGTGTGTTTCCGAAAGGACTACTGGACTTTTATAATCGGTTATGAGTAATGCCCGATGTGAATTGCTAAGTAAAATGTTTTTAAGATTGTCACGAACCACTTTCATTTGAGGCCGTTTAGTTGGGTCGACATCCAAACATGTATAGAGTAGATTTTTAGTAACTTCTGGTAACTGGATCTCTGAACGGATAAATGGGTTTTCTTTTAATTTTTTTGGATAAAAACCTAATTCATCCGGTGGGTTTGTCTTTGCTAAACACATAGCAGTAACAGCAAAGGCATATGTATCAACAGCCTTAGTAAATCTTACATTCTGCACATATAATTCCGGGGCGGCAAAAATAGGCGTCCCCTTGAAACCTACTGTTTGTGCATTATCAATATTTCGAGATAATCCAAAATCATATATTTTTACAACACCCTCACTATCTACTTTCATGTTCCCAGGTTTTATATCACGATGAATTATATCATGATCATGAATCTCTGCTATCCCGGAAGATATTTGCCATAAAATTTTAATAAGTGAGTTGACGTCGTTTATACTATCATCAATTTCATGCAAAGAAGGGCCTTCGATAAACTCTTCTACTATTGAAATATTACCATCATCATATTCTATAGCATCGAAAACTTCTACAACATGCTTTGATCTAAGCCGCATTAAAGCTGAGAGCTCGTCTCTCATACGCGCGGAGTCATCCGCATCATTTATAGATTTAATTGCCACATATCTATCTAGATGAGTATCAAGGCATTTTACTACACTGCCAAACCCACCGGACTCGCAATCGTCAGTAGGAACATATCTTTTAGGTAGAGTTCTATTTTTCATTTTTATCTCCCTTCACCGAATTCCTTTCAGAAAAAGACATATCTATTTGCGAAATATTTTCTAACTCTTCATTTTTGTTAAGCTCTTTTTTCTCAATATTTTTCGCACCTCTACTTCTCGACTTTCTTTTTACTCCAGCTTTTTTTACAGTGCTGCTCTGTAGCTTATCACTGTCAGCTGAAACTTTTTTTTCAACTTGAGCCTGTTCATCAATATTTCTTGAAATGTTTTGAGGTAAATTAACAAGTTTTAATTCACCAAAAGGATCCCAAATATTTATCACGTAACCTGAGCTGGTATCAAGATCCTTTAATATACCTTCAACTTCTACAACGGCCACGCTAGCATTATCAAAACCACCAAACCAGCTTGCGAGATCAATTATTCTTCTTGCATATATTCCTGTATTTGAAGAATGCACAAAAAGTTTATTTAAATTACTATCACCAATGGTGTGCGCCCCATCTGAACTTAGAAGCACTGCACCACCTTGAGGAGCGGTTATATCATAAAAATGAATTTGTAAAACACTATCAATACCAATAAATTGGACTAACTCCCCTCCAAATCTTGAATCAATCTCTGATGCTTCAAGATTGATATTATTGTACTTTTTCGCCAGTGCAACTAATGTGTCATCTTCGCTTAATTGAACTATCCCTCGTTTGTAAGTCCGTAAATTCTACTATCTCCAACATTAGCAGTAGTGATAAATTCACTACCATCTAATACAACAGATGTGAGGGTAGCTCCACCATTCCCCTTGTATAATTTAAGCACTGCTTCATTTGCTTTCAGTATGGCTTTTTCGAGGCATTCTCTTACGTTAAGATGGGAACCCCTGACTATCTCAGTGAAAAACGTAGAAAGAGTCAACGAAGCAGCGTTGCCCCCTCCTTCCATCCCCCCCATACCATCAGCTAAAGCAACAACAACCATATCCTTTGTCTTGTTATATGGCCGGAATTTTAGAACAGCTACTCTATCCTGATTTTCTTTTCTAACTAGGCCAATATCTGTTGCTATAGCAACCGGTAACGTAGACACTCGGCGGACTGAAGATGCAATATTCTTTCTATGTAGCCATCCGTGTATTTGCTCATGAAGGATCTCGTAAGAATCGCTGCTCACACTACCTCCCATTAGTATCATGTATCCAAAAAAACAGGTTACAAAACCTCGGCTTAAATTCCTAGTATTTTAAAAGAGATAGGCGATTTTTTCACGATTAAAGTAATTGATTTTTGTACTCCACCCAAAACAGTGGCAGAGTTAATCGTGTATGATGCTAGTAAAGTTAAATCTATCTCTGCCGTGTACAAGCGTCCCACCACGGGCCAGCGCGTCAAGCTCCCATCTACTAGGCGTAATGCCCTTCTGAGCAAGTAAAACTCTGATGTTCGTTCTTTTCGTTCGTTCAGACTTTGTTAGCCTCCCTGATGGCCCAATCTGATGAGGTTTCAGCGGCTCGCCGTTTCTTTGCTGGCGATTCGGCCTTGATACATCATGTTTTAATGCATTCCTAAGCGCCGTCACGACTTCGGGGTCATCCCATGCGATAACCCCGTCATCAACGAGATTTAACACAGCTGCGGCATGCTCAGACGGTGTAGGGGTCATAACCGGCACATCACCGCCGGTGAGCTTTCCACAGTTATTGACAGGACTCCGAGGCGCGGCGAGGCCGCTTTTTAAAGTCAAAGGCTCAACGGCCAAAACCTTTGGCACGATGCGCCAGTCGGCTGACCGGGTGACATGGATGTGACTTGCGCCCATGTGAGGGGCATAAATACCAACGACGCGAATGATGTCTTCCTCGTAGTCGTTGGTTTCATCGGAAACGGTACGGGCGACTCTGACCGTCTGGCTGTCGCGCGGAATATTCGCCCCACCCTGCGCGGCGATATATAAATCAAACTCACCTTCATCAGCTGCTGCCCGGGCCGCTTCGACACGCTCGTCAAACTCAGAGGCAATACTGACGCCGCGAGGCAGTTTGCGCAGCTCGCGATAAGCGCCCATTGTCGGCAGGCCAATTGTCTTGAACTGAGGAATGCGCCACGTTGACGCCCATGCGGTCACAGCGGCGGCGGTATCCTTCAGCGGCTTCCCGGTGTCATTGTCGACCTGACCGTCGAGCGCGTAACCGTCGATATTCTTCGCGATGTATTTTGCGATATAACCCGCTGCGCCACCCCGATTGAGGTGCTTCGCCTGAAAGCGCTGTTTCGCCGCGCCACGCTCGTCACCGTCAACCTTCAGGGCATAGCGGCGCATGATTTCGGTAATCTCTTTGCGCTGGCGCGGCTTGCAGAACAGCATCATGTGCCAGTGTGGCGTTGCATCGTGGTGCGGTTCGACAACGCGAATCCCGTAAACCTCTAAAGCGTTATCTTTGAACGCGGTGCGCATCAGGCTCCAGATGTGGCACAGGTAGCGCTGCGTGTCTTTTGGCGTATACGCCTCATCATTCCAGCCGTTATTCAGCTGAACGGTCTTCTCTTTGCCCTTCCCGACCTGACGTGTCGGGTGATACTTCGACGGCGCGGTCAGCGTGATAAACATCCCGACATCGCCCTCGCTGGCAGCATAGCGCTCGATACCGGCGATGGTGTTCATCAGCTCCATACGGCGAATTTCAGGGTTAGAAATACTGCCCATCACCTTACTGATGAGGTCGATGCGCTCGCCGGTCACTTTGTTCTCGAGCTCGCAGGACTTCAGATATTCGAGGTTTGCGAGGCGGCGGGAATGCACATCGCGGATCGCATTTTTACTGGCATACGGCGAGCGGTCTTTATTCACTTCACCGGATGCAATCAGAAGCGACTCATGCCAGCGCATGCGCTGCGCCTTGAGCTGGTTAATCCACCACTCATCGTTAATGAGTCGGGCCACAGCGGAAAATGCCTGGCGGATAGTCATCTGCCCTTTGCGGAATTTTTTCCAGAAAAGCGGAGTGATGTTAAATGCGCGTGCCGCGCCCGCGACCTGACCATAAAGGTGAGCCTGCGCATCATCCTCAAACAGGGATTCTTTGCCGCCGTGCGATTCTGCCCAGGCGTCGCTTAATTCCTCGTACATGATGAAAAGCGCCGCTGCGATACGGCCCGCGAATTTCTTCAGCTCTTTGTCGTTCATCCCCGGCAGACGGGCGTTATTCTCACGTTCAGTCAGGAACAGCAGCGAAGCTTCAGTATTCATCCCGTTGCGCTGATTGACCCGCTCAATGCGGGGCCACAACCGGCGCATGAATGTCGATTTAAGGAAATACAGACCATGTACCGGGCTTTTGTTCCGACGGATGTGGTCATAGCGGGATGAAAAATGCGAGTTCAGGAAATATGGCAGGCTGTCTATTTTCGATAAAACACCTTGCACCTGACGCTGTTCGTCACGTGTAAGGGGTCTTTCGCGCCCGACGGCCTCGCGGAGCGCGTTAAAGTAGTACGCACCGACGAAGGGCTCGCCGGTGCCTTTGATGAATGGGGGTGGTGGTGACGGGGCGACGCGCCCCATTCTTTCAACAGACATTCGCAGCAAACGCCTCGGCACATTCGCGGGCAGTCCGTTCAATCTGCGCATTAAGCTCACCGAGGCAGCGGGCCTCGCAGGTTAATGCGTCATGCACCATCAGGCCATTGACGAGCTGGCTCAGCTTCGGGTAATAACCAACGACATCGAGCCATTCATTCCCGGCATTTTTCCCGGTTTTAGCTATTTTCTTCTCCTGCAAAATAAACTGGAAGGCGTCACTGGTGACGACATAGCGGTCGCCAATCTCGATGCGGATGCTCATGCCTGCCCCCGGTAGTGTTTTGCGTTAGCTTCCAGTAACGACTGGCAGTAGATGCAGCGCTGAGTGTGCGGAAGTGCGGCGCGACGTTCCGCCGGAATTGGGCGGTCACAGTCGACACAAAATGAAGAAGCAGCGCCGCACGGTTTCAGTCGCGCGGCGTCAATATTGCGGGCCAGTGTCTCGGCCTGTAATTCCTGAATGTGAACCATTGAATCTGGCACTGAGAAAACTCCTTTATGCTTTCAGCTTTTTGAGCTCGTACGCACAATAGGCGCTGACCTCAGCAGTTAATTTGGCAAGCTCATCAAGCGTGGTGACTTGTTTGAAATGAATTGCACGCTTAGTCAGCAGACTAATCATGTCGACCAGAAGACTTAATTCACCGGAATAAATAGCGATGGTTGATTCTATTTTTTCGCCAGTGTCTTTATCGCGTTTAATATTAGAGAGACGATAATGTCCGTTCTCTTCAACGGCGACTTTCAGCCAGTTATTTAATAGAACCTCATGCAGCTGAGCAGACATTAGCAGCCCTCCCCGCGAGTCAAACCGGTGTTGTGAAACTTCACTGATTCCTGACTCAGCAGCTCGACAATCTCGACCCTGTTCAGGTCGCGATTAGCAATGTGCCGAATGAGTCGGTCAAGATGTGACGAGAATTGTGTCGCGGCGTCGGCCTGTGCTTCGGCTTTCGCTTGCTGCAACAATAAAGAAAAATTACCGCTCTGATTCCCTGTTCTAGCCATGATGACTTTCTCCAGATAAAAAGAAGACACACACATTCAAGTGCGTTAAAAAAACGGCAGTGATTAATTAATGCAAATATTGCTCAGGCTTTACCGAGGTCAATATTGTTGGGGCATGTTCAAAGAGGCTGAATAATTCACGCAGTGCGCGGAATAGCTTTTCGCGCCAGTAACATGAATCGTCATTAATGCGCCAGTACGGCTGATTAAATTCATTCTCTGTCAGACCGGCATGCATAAATAAAGTGCGGCGCTGGCTAACGGTCAAATAACTGATATACGCGATTTCACTCGCGCCAACCTGACGACGCTTTGAAAATGCAGCACGCAATTCATCAATTGCACAAGCTAGGCGTTCGCGGTCAACGTCGTTCATTTCTTCAAAGCGCATCGTGGCGTGACGCTGCTTTAACTGCGCATGAAAGCAAACGCTCAGTCGGTCGCGCTCCATCATTTTATTGTAAAAATCACAGCTATCTTTCCAGCGTGGTGCGGCAAGATGCTTACCTATAAGGCCGCGCAGAGCTGCTGGCTGCTTTTCCACAATACCAAGAGTCATCACAGTCATTTCCAGAACCTCCGGGCCTTGATTAATGCGAATACCTGGCTGATTAAACCCGGCTTGCGGGTGCGGATAATGATGCCTTTGCGACCGCGACCGTGAGTGATGGTGAAATCAATCTTAACCGGGCTCTGATTACGCAGAAGCTGAGCAATACAACGTGGCTCTTTAATACACTTGCTGTTCATCATGCTGGACCTCCTAAACCGAGCCACATCAACCACCCCTCGCGAATCTCTTTTGGTCGACTGTCATATGCCATCTTCATTCCTTTGTTCCAGGCTGGCAGGTACACCCAATATTCCCCTGCTCTTCCACTTGTTGACTGGGGATCTGTCATCTCAACCACAGGCAATTTGCCTTTCTCAATCATCCCTTTGACGGCTGCGGGTGTTTTGCCAATCAGGCGTGCAAACTCCTGATACGGCACCGCATCGCTCGCACTCTCAATGACTCTATTCATTTGTGACTATTCCTCGATAGTGTTTTAATTGCTCCCAATGGCTTTTAATTGCCATATTGGAGCCATAAAATGCGATAACGAAACAAAGATTACTCCGTTATCGTTTTTCTATCAATAGTGGAGTTTTAGTTACGATGATTCCTGTAAACGAGAAGCTAGCTATCTTGCGCGAGTCGGAGCGTATGAATAGGAAAGAATTCAGTGAGTTAACCGGTGTTCCCTACAGTTCTCTTTCGAGTTATGAGAAAGGAGTAAAAGATATGGGCATACAAGCTGTGATGAAAATTTTGAACCACCCTCAGTTCAAAAAATACACGATGTGGTTCATGACAGAAACGATATCACCTGAAGCTGGGCAGATTGCACCGGCTCTCGCGCACTTTGGGCAGCAGACAACAACGTCACCCCACTCAGACCAGAAAACTGGTTAACCATTTACGGCGCTTACTTATGCAGTAAATGCACTGTGAGTTTTTGTTATCTAAATCAGGAAATTGAAGTACGCAGTAAAATCATCGGGAGGCTTTATGTCTGTTAAAAAGCTCGATGATGGTCGATATGAAGTGGACGTAAGACCTACGGGGCGCAACGGAAAGCGCATCCGTAAGAAATTCGATAAGAAGTCAGAGGCTATCGCCTTTGAAAAGCATACACAGTACAACCATCACAACAAAGAATGGCTCTCAAAACCGGCAGACAAGCGGCACCTGTCAGAGTTAACAAATATTTGGTGGGAGCTGAAAGGAAAGCACGAGGAACACGGGAAATCTAATCTCGGAAAGATCGAGATATTTACCCGGATAACTGATGACCCTTGCGCGTTCCAGATAACAAAAGCGGTTATCAGCCAGTACAGTGCAACGCGCAGAAGCCAAGGGATCAAGCCATCAAGCATCAACCGCGATTTGACCTGCATAAGTGGCATGTTCACCGCATTAATCGAGGCTGAATTGTTCTTTGGTGAACATCCAATACGCGGCACGAAAAGGCTGAAAGAGCAGAAGCCAGAGACCGGCTACCTGACACAGGATGAAATTGCCCTGTTGCTTTCGCAGCTGGACGGGGATAACAAGAAGATTGCAATTCTTTGTCTCAGTACTGGCGCTAGATGGGGTGAGGCCGCGAAGCTGAAAGCAGAAAACGTGATCCACAACCGCTGCACGTTCGTTAAAACAAAGACGAACAAACCGCGTACCGTTCCAATCTCTGACGAGGTGGCAGTTATGATCACCAACAACAAAAGAGGCTTTCTGTTCCCGGATGCGAACTATCCAGCATTCAGGCGGCTGATGAAGGAGCTGAAACCCGATTTACCGGCAGGACAGGCAACGCACGCATTACGTCACAGTTTCGCCACTCATTTTATGATTAACGGAGGGAGCATTATCACACTGCAACGAATTTTGGGTCACTCGCGAATTGAGCAAACAATGGTCTATGCGCACTTTGCCCCGGAATACTTGCAGGATGCGATATCGCTCAATCCATTAAGGGGTGGCATTGAGACCCCGAGTGTCCACATAGTGTCCACAGACGGGTAA